TGCAAACTCATCAGCTCCATCAGGGTACCCATCATAGTCTATGACTTCGTCTACATCGTTTCTTCTCCAGATGTTTGGTGTTCTTGGAATCGGTAGAACCGGTGCATCACATGCATCCAATTGGTCTGCAAGGGTTACTTGTAGATTTAGAGTAGCACCCGCTACTTCATCTTGGAACCTTTCACGGAATACCTGTACTGATTGTGTTAAACTGATATCGCCATCAAAGGTTGTGTCAAACCGTAGGTCCGCTACAAGGTCATTGATGTACTGTACACAGTCTGATTGTACTTTGAGGATCTCTCTTGGTGTGATAGCCATCTCCATGATGATCAATGAGAACGTGTAAGTAACCGCTTGTTGTGCTCTTGAAATACCGTTAGGTAGTAGGAACGCATACGGGTAGTCTGCACCGTCTCCATCTTGATCAAGTACTTTGATATCTGATAGCTGACCGTAACCGAAGTCGGCCAACATCTTGTGGCGATCAACGGCATCTTCAATTCTATCTACGAGGCTTTTGTAAGTCATATTGTCTCTTCTGTTGTTTTAACCTATTTAGTTCGGCTAGTTGTTTCTCTTTGCGTACTGCCATGAAGTTTAGGGTCTCTTTAACTCCAAGTTCTGTGATCTCTTTGATCTTTAGTACATCATCGTTGGCTAACTCTACAATCACTCTATACCAATCGCTTGCGACCTTTACAGGTGTTAGTGCCTTGCGTGTTTCTAAACCATCTTCAAGATCTTCTACTTCATCTAAACCGAATAGCGCAGTGTATCTTTTAAATATGTTAGTACGCCACTTGATATAGTTCTCAATCACATACAAGGCCTCTTGTGCCCTGTCATACTTTGCATTTAACTTCTCTAGCATTTGTTTCAGTGCTTTCTCAGTTCCATGTGCTAGTAGATATTCTAGATCTACAAACTGGCCAAAGGTGATGGCCTCAAAGTCTGGTAGTTCTACTTGTGACCTTTCAGATATTGAATGAGCAATCATAGTAACGGCCAAACGTTGTTGTTCTGAGTTCATCTCTCTGATAGTGTTAAACTCTAAATCTGTTACGGCTCTGATGATGTATGGCCAGTGTACATGAGATTCGAAGTCCCATTTCATCACTTCTTGCCATTGCTCTATCGTAGGGTTACCTGCGATCGTGTATCTGTTGTTGTCTATTTTTAGTGTAACCATTCGTATTCAAATATATTTGGTATATGTATTGAACTTTCTAGAATCGCTCTGCGGCCCATACCATGAAGTGTTTGAGTTTGTGGCACTCTTCATACTCCTCATAGCGCTCATGCATCTTGAGATCTGCGTAGGCCGCGTCTAGTAGTTCTTCTAAAAAGTTCTCGTCCGACCATTCAATACTATAGTTAGTTGTGTAAATGTAAAGGACATCGTTCATTTGAAACTCATCAAATCCGCCTCCCGGCCCCATATACCGCATATTGTCCTGCATTTTGTTTTCGATTGTAGTTCGCAATTGCTAGGGCCATCACAAGGTCGTCGTGGAATGGCTCACGTGCACTGTAGATGACCGATCTTGATTTTGGTGAGTACTTCATCTCAAATACATCTAACTCGTTCTGAAGTGGCTCAAAGAGCTCGGGCCCTGGAATACGAATATTCTCTTCAGTAAAGTCAAGTATCAGCCCTTCTATGATTTCTTGCTTTGATTTGTTAGTTGTTGTAAAGCCTTCTACATTGTTGTATAGCTTTCTCATTTGTTCTAGTACTACGGTTCCCATTGAGTTTGTCTCTACCATGATATGGGCCTGAAAGGTTCTAGCCCTCTTTACTATCTCTGAGATCATGTGAGACCAATCTCTTTGATTCTCTCTGTAGATATCCAGCACGTTTCCATTGTGGTCCATGAAGACTGCACAAGTAAAATCTGATTCTCTGGCAAGGTCACATCCAACATACACTTTACCTTGTGGCACTTTTGGCCATTGGTTAACCATACAAGATTTGTAGTTTTGGAATACCATTGATTCTCCTTCTATGAATTCTCCTTGGTACTCTGCTCTGAAGATTGCATCTGGTAGTGTTTTACGGGCTGCATTGATTTCTTCCATATCTACAAAAGGGTTACCTTCGTATGTCATTCTATATGATTCATAGTTAGGGTATTCTTTGTCGAGGCCTAGGTGGTACATTTCGTAGAATTGGTCACGGCCACGTGGTGTAGACATGAGGATGACCTTTTTACCTTTGATCAGTACTGTTGGTTGGATCGCTGATCTCCAAGCTTGTTGTTTGATATAGGCTGCTTCATCAAGAAGCATATAGTCGAATGTGTACCCTCTAAGTGCATCATAGTTTTCAGCTGATCTGAAGTAAATAGCTGAACCATTTTGTAAGTGTATCTCATGGTTAGAGAAGTTTACCTTCTTTGTGATTTTTGATTCTGCTATAGCATCATTGAGTTCTTCCATCACCTTTCTAACTTGTTGGTATGTTGGTGAGATGAATGCTGTTTTAGTACCCGGGTCGTTGATTGCAAAGTAAAGTAGAAGGTTTAGGCCAAGCATGGTTTTACCGGCCTGACGGCTTGACACTAACGTATAGTATTTTGCCTCCGTACTAAATAGGAGGTCTATGAATCCTTGTTGGCCTGAGTGAGGCCTAAAGCCTTCTGCTGTCATATCTATTCTTCGTTAGAACGAGATCTATTGATAGGTCTCATCAGTAGAACTAGTTTGTAGTCGTAACTCACTACTATCCACCCATGAAGGCCCTCTGCTTGAATATCCGCTAGAACATTCGATTTGATCACTTTGTATTCGTATTGTATCATTCTTCATCTGATTCTCTTTTGTCAGAATCAATAGGAGGCCCGAAATTGAACTTCAATGAGTTTAGTATCTTCTCTCCATCTGTTGTGATATCTGTGTGACGTAGTTTAGGTACGAAACGTTCTGACATTCTCATCATGATATCTAGTGCTGCTTTTGGGTCTTCTTCCGCTACATCACTCAACCATGTTGATAGATTGTCTAGATTGTTCTCTAGTAACATCCCAAATGCTTCTTTGATCTGTTTAGTATATTTGTTCTGTGTGCCTTGTTTACGGCCGGCACGGTTGATGTTCTCATCTCCTCCTCTGAATCCGCTCATACTATTCTTCTTTTTGTTTTAGATATTGTTTGTATACATGACCTTTTACATTTCTCCAACATCTTCCACAAGAATTTGGTTTCTTCTTCTGTTTAGTTAGCGCATTGTAAATGTCGTAAACAGCATCTCTTTGTTCTTGAGTTGCTACTGCATTTACTCCAAATATAGAAAGGTTGATTTCTAAATATTTCAATTGTAACACTGTTAGTTTCATTTGTAACTATTGTTTGTTTAAATATCTATCGATGATTTCTGTTAGTAGTCCGACGATTCCTGCTAGAAGAAAGCCCCTAAACCCATACATTCCTACAAGTGGTATCACTGAATACCAGTAACCTAGACACAGAGCACATTTAAATGGCTTCTGTGGCAACTTCTCTTCTCTATCAATAGTATCTATGAAGTCTACTAAGATAGCTCCTAAGGATGCGAATCCTAAAAGGTTAAATATCATGTCCATATTCTCTCATTTTGTTTTGTATGTACTGTTTACATTCGTTAACTGCTTGGCTGATTGAGGTACGAGGTATCTTTGTTCGTCTTTCTAGTTCTGAATAGTTTGGTGTTTCTATCCACATTCTAAATAGAGTTGCCATATACCATACATGTTGTTCGTCTGCCATCATATCTTCTAGTATACCTTCTATAGTATCAAGTTGTAGATCTTGTATGAAGTCGTAGTCTTCTGTTTCTAAATGATCCCATACCTTCTGTCTTTCGGTCTTGTTACCTTTTGCGCTACTATATCGTAGTTGATCATTGTCTAACATACCATCTTCATCGAACTGCGATTGTATTCTAAAAAGATTGTCTTTTGCGTATACACGGCCACTCTGCCTGAATATCTTGTGGTATGGGCTCGTAGAGCTATGGTAGTTACGATGGATCATACCAGACATGAATCGCATTGCATTGCCTTCATCAACTAACTCTTGTGCTCTTTCGTGCATCATGAATTGTTCTATGATGAAGTGCGCAATCTCTCTATATTCAGGGTCTTGCGTGATCTTCTCTGACATCTTGACGATATCTTCGTATCTATCTTTTAAAAAGGTATTCACGTTCTACGTTCTTTCTATTTCGTTTGTTTAGTGGATCTCCTAACATGTTCTCTACACTAAATCTATCCTGTACACTATATGTAGTTGTAGGACCTTTACCAAATCTACTGCTTTCGTGGTCAACTGGTTCAAATGGTGAATCACTCTCAGATACAATACTATCTATGAAGTTTAAAGCAGCATGTAGGTAGATACCAAGTTTCATTGCATACTCATCTACAATTTCTGTTTTTAGTACGCCAAGTCTTCTACCGTTGTATTTTTTGTCTAACACATCTTGTCTCAAACGTATAGCTATTCTATCGCCAAGGTCAATGAACAGAAATGCTTTAGACAGTGGTCCTTCTTGTATCTTCTCTAGTGTAAATTTAACACATGTTGTATTGAACAAAATATATTGAATATCCGTACGATGCATTGTTAGTGTATCGTGTTCTCCTAGATGTCTAAACATGCATGTTAAAAACCATGAGAAAAGCGCTTCATTGTCGCTCATTCCTTTACTCAATGCAACCTTGTATACTTTTAGTATCATTTAAAATAGTGTGTTAACGTTTGTTACTTCGTGTTTTACTTTGTTTAGGGCTTTGTTTACCATTGCTTCGCCGTATTCAGTTAGTTGAATATGTTCAAGTAACTTCGTGCCATCTTGGTAACCTGTGGGAACAGTTTCTGTCCTCACTATATGTATCCACCTTTTTTCTATCAAAGTGTCCATAGCATGCTTCCAAATGGTTCTGGTAACCTTCTTCTTGATATTGTAACGGTGTGCATGTTGATTTGCCATTTCTGTCATAGAATTTACCGCTGTCCCACGAATGAAGGTACGTTCGTTCTTTGCTTTACCAGTCATGTTGTAAACCATACCTAAAGCCAATGCTTCTTCTGGAGTTAAAGTATCGAATCTAGCATCTTTTAGGTACCAGTTGTTAAATCCTTTGTATTCTTCTATTGATCTACTTCTTGTTGCTTTCATGTTAAATTTCTGTATTTAGTTCTAGTATCAGTTCTTGCATGGTTTCTTCAGGGTCCTTTTCGCCCTTTGGAGAAGACGATGACGAAACGTCGTCTTCTCCCCTATATAGATCTTTACTATTTGTAAGATCTATACTATCTATATGTGTAACCGCCGGTAACAGGTCTGTACCTCCAGGGTTACAGGTTTGTCCTCCAGGGTTACAGGTCTGTACCTCTGGGGTTACAGGTTTGTCCTTTAGGGTTACAGGTCTAAATAGCTTTTTGTCGTTTCTTTGAGCCATTCTCTCTACTAAATCAAAGTTAAACTGAAACGTATTGTATACAGAACCTTTAGTATTTTCTGAGTTTGGTCGTAGTATACTTTTCTGTATACAGAGTTTAAAGAAGCCGTTAACGTACTTTCTAGTACATCCAGTTTTGCCAGCATATTGATTTTGGCTCCATTTGACTTTACCGTTCATGGCATAGTCGGACAGCATTGATATCAATACTAGTTTTTCGTTAGGTGAGAACGTCGTAGAACTGAGTAACCAGTACGGCGCTTTGTGGAAATCTTTGTCTATCTTCATTGAGGATCGTATATTTTTGTATTTTTACTCAGTCTATATATACGAGTAGTTTACAAAAGTTTCAATATTTTTAAACAAATCGATCAAAACGAATGTAAATCGATCCTGTAGTACTGTTACGATTGTAACTTTTTAGACAAAAAAAGACCCAAGAGAACCTTGGGTCTTTCTAAAGTACAGCTAAGATAGTGTGTGAGTAAACCAAATATACAATGAAATTGTAGCGTGTACTTTGCTCTGACTGATTTTAAGTATCTATTGTATGCAGCAACTACCGCATTGTTTCAAAAATGTTTAAACTATTTACAAAGAAATAGTAGCAGTCATACCTTGAGCAGCTAACATTGTTACCAATGCATTGTGTCCAATCAATAGAATATCTGTACCATCAATAGTTCTGTCATATGCTACTGAAGCTGTTCTTTTGAAACCAACTTCTAAAGGTGCAAGACCAGTAGTAAAAGCTGCTTCTGATGTATAGATATCTACTAGAGAATCTACTTGAGTACCAGTTGCTTGATCTACTGCAGAAACTCTTCCGTATGCGCCAGCTACTTCGATACCTGAAGGTAGTGTTAGTGTTGTTGTGAAATTTAAAGCCATTTTAAAATGTTTTTTGTTTTAGTATATATTTGATTTTCTTTACGCTATTCTGATGCGTAGTGCTCCTGCATTGTGGTATACACCACCTAGTGCTACACCACCTGACGCAGCTGCAGTATCATCTGCGTAGTTTAAACTTGAGTAGTTAGCTATTGCAAGCTGGTTAACTGTTGTTGAAGCAGTCCAGTTGATAGCTGTTACGTTTCTACCGATAGCTACAGTCTCATTGTTGTTTGATTGTGCACCATCACCGATAGCGACTGCGTAGTTACCTGCAGCTCCCGCATCACCGATAGCGATAGAAGCTTCACCTACTGCGATTGAACTTGCACCGATAGCTACTGAGTATTGAGCTGCTTTAGCGTCATATCCAATAGCTACTGTATCTACACGAACTGCATCATCTACACGAGCGAAGTTACCGATTGCAACACAGTTTGTAGCTCTTGATTGTGAGTTGTAACCTATACCTATACCTTGTGCTTGTTTTGCTTCAGCGTTTCTACCGATAGCGATAGAGTATCCACCGTTTGGCTCAGTTAAAGTACCTATACCTATTTTGTCTTGGCCACTTCCACTTTGATCAGATTGATAGCCTAAAGACACGCCTCTGTCAGAAGAAGTAGAATGCAGTCTACCTATGAGTATAGCACCATCGCTACTAGCACTGTTACTTTCACCGATGACCAGACTGAACCTTGCACCAGCATTTACATCAGTACCTATAGCTATAGTTCTACCATCGTTACTAGTACCTCCTACTGCTATTGCATTGTCACCTAAAGCTATCGAGTTTGAACCACTTGCGTTTGCTGCTGTAGTTGTTAAAGAAGCAGCTGACTGCATACTATCGCCACCTGTACCGCTTTCTAGTCCAGCAGCACCACCGCCACCTGCAGCGTCGATTGTGATATTGTTTGAGCCATCATCTGTTAAAGTGATGTTAGTACCTGCTACAAGAGTTACATCGTCTGTAGTAGCGTCTGAGCCAGTTAGAGTTACTTCTACGTTTAAACCTGCTTGAGCAGAAGTTAAGTCGTATGTAGTGTTAGGATCTACTGGTAAACCAGTTACTGTAGCACCTGACACATCAAGTGTTCCTGTAAATGATGCAGATGTAGTACCTAAAGATAGTGTTGAATCGTTACCGACACCATCACCTACTACTTTCTCAGTAGCACCGATAGCCGCATTGTCTGAACTTTTAAGAAGTCCAGGGTACGTGTTGTTGATTTGAGTTCCGTTTAACGTTGTTCCCATGTTTTAAATATATTGTTTACGCGTTCCACAGAGTAGTCTCTGCTTCCCAATTTGTTGTTGTTGTGTTCCAGATCAAGCCTACTGGAGGCCCTGGAGCTGGTAAGTTTGCTAGTGCGAACCACCAAGAGTTGTTTAACGGTGTAGTTAAACCATAGTAAGTTGCAAGTGCTTGTACCCATGAACCATTTACTGGAGCTGTTTGTCCAAAATGCATTGCAAGTGTTTGTACCCACGAAGTACCTACACGAGTAGTTACTCCTAAATACTCACAATATGCTTGTACCCACGAACCATTTACAGGTGCCGTTACAGCTCCAGATGATTGAGTTTCTACATATACTTGTACTGCTGATGTGATGTCGTTTGGTATCATATATCTTCAAATATATTTTTAGTTCGAGTTGTTTAAACCACGTAGTCTTGTTACCGCATCTATGGCACCCTGTGTACCTATATACATGATAGCTATGTTACACCATTCCGAAGACGTTAGAGTTCCCCAGAACAACCCGTATGAAGCTACAAAGAATACTAGTAACTTCTTTGAGATCCAGCTATTTAGAAATTTGTCTATCTTTGCTTTCATTGAAGTAGTGTTTTAGTTTCTTGATGTTTGTGTTTCCACGTTTAGTTAAGCGGTGTACCTCCGATGCATTCACATCCTTGGCCACTACAGTCGTTACATTTCTTTCCATATTTACTAAAGTAGTTTGGTGTAACAAGACCTGCAAAATATGCCTTGTCGTTGTTTGGTTCCATACCTTGAGATCCTGGAGAAGAATACTCTGGGAATGTACCTGATGGTACATCACAAAGACGCTCTCGTAGACGCTCGTCATAGAACTCTGCCGTATCTAGTACTGATTGACGTAGATACTTTAACTCATCTAAAGAAGTTGCTCCAGTCTCTTCTGATTGGCCTGAAAGGATGCCCTTTTCTACTAACTTGTACTTTAGTCCTGGTAACATCAAATATACTGAGAAATGTGCTAACATTGGAGCTATATAGTCGTTTAGTAGTGCTTTTTCTTCAGTTGTTAAATCATCAGCAATCACACCGTCTTTTAACCTATCAAAAAACTTGGTACCAATACGGTCCTGTAAATATAGGTCTTGACTTTGTATGATGAATGGAGTAACTTCTTCTACTCTTACGTTGTCATCTAGGTTAGTTAGTTGTTTAACCCTCTGTTCTGATATCAATATCGCTAGTGCCATTCTCTTCTATTTTGATTTCTTCTTCTACAGTTGGTAGAATTTCGTTTGGTTCTACTTCTAAAGTTACATTGTAGCCTGCAAATTTCAATGGCCATCCGAATGTCTTTAGTATATGTGATTGTTTTGGATCAACCACAGTACCCATGAAGTGGTTGTACGCTACTTTGATTTCTTCTGCATTGCTTGAGAAACCTGCAGAGTCTTTGATACCTAAAAGTAACGGTGATGTGATTCTGTGTGATGTCAAGATTCTAGATGTGATTCTTTGCTCTAACGTGATATAGTAGTCATCGTTTGCAGAATCAAGTGGAGTAACTTGCATTTCTTCGCCGGCTCTCGAAAAACTCAAGAAGAATCTACCGGCATTCTCTTCGCCTGAGAAAGTTTCGTCGATCTCTCTATAGATATCTCTACGTTCTTCTGGTGTTGGAATTCCTGAACGGAACTGTACAAACATTGAAGGGTTTAAACCTTGCTTTAGGTTCTGATTGTGGAATCTAGAGATTCTTGCATCTAGATCGATATCCGTTAAAGCACCAGTATATGATGGTAACGGGTAAAATTGTTGTCCTGGTTGGTAGTCAAATACGTAGTAGATCTGTGATGCATTGTCTCCTTTGTTGTCTGTAGGATCAAATGATTTGTACTGCTTTGGCTCGTATTTACGTGTATTTCCCCAGTTAGTTGAGTAGTAGTACGAATCTATTTCCGCATCTTCATTCTCTTTACCTGAACGTACGTTAGCCATTGGTAGGTGGTAGATCTCAGCGATCTTGTTACCTTCTTTGTTCCACACTACGTTTAGTGAGTATCCTCCAAATAGAACGTAGTCTAGTACAATCTTTCCGTAAACATCATCAATAGTCTCACCTTGTAGGTTGATGTATTCGTCACCGATGATATCGATGCCTTGTCCTTTGATACCATCTGTGATGGCGTTAACTGCAGTCGCGTGCATTGCTGACGTGTTGTACAGCTCAATCAATTCTTGCGGAAACAAGTTAGTTGCTCCAAACTTCATGTAGTCTTTACCACGTTGTTCTGAAACCTTTGGTAACTCTACTGCAGCGAATTGTGCTCCTTTTACGCTATATAGCGTCTCTGGTACTCTATTGCTCATAGTTTTTAGTATTCGCCCTGGTAGTAAACTGGGCCTTGTCTATTTTCGTTGTTACTCTCATATGCTACCGTTCCGTTTCCACCACCGCTACCAGTTACTAGTTTTAGTAAACCTGTTTCAGTAACTATACCATTTGTGATAGTATAGTCGTAGATACCGTTCTTGTGTTGTTCTGGTAAAGTAGATGGAATATCAAATGAGAATTCTGTATATCTATTGTTAGTAACTACAACATTTAAAGCTAAATCATCTAGTGTATCTAAATTTGATAGCTGTGACGTCAATGTTAGCGTCCAAGTTCCTGTTACATTTGTAACGTTAAAGGCTAAAGTGTAGCCTACTTGATTGTCAACTAGTTTTAGGGTCATAGTGTTAGACTGTTTAAATCAAATATATTTTTTAGTGTAGTTGTTACTACTATATGTATCTAACTAAAAAAGCCTAGCTTTCGCTAGGCTTTTAAGTCCCTATTGGGTATCGTGACGACTATGCTTCTAGTAAAGCTGAGTCGATTGTAAATGCTGGAACCATCTCTTGAGATGATAGAGTCATTTCGTACCCGTTGCGATCCGCAAATGTTGCACCTGTAGCTGCTGTAGCTGCTGAAGTGTATACACCTTTGTCTAAACCGAATACCCAGTATTCACCGTTAGCGTCTTCAAATGCACAAATCATATCTTGATTTTGTGTAGCTAGAAGAAGCTCGTTTCTTTTTGTAGCTGTCATCTTGTTAAAGACTACTGCTAGATCCTTTTGGAAGAATAGAGTACCGTTCTCAACCGAAACATTCGCTGCTTCAGTGTATGAAGAAGTTTGTCTTGGAAGTTCCCACTCAAACCAATCAGAAGGACCTACTGCTGAACCACCTACCGTGATAGCTGTAACATCGCCTGCCGTTGCACTGTAAGAGTCTGCTGGTCCGTTTAGAACCCATACTTTTACAATTGAACCTGCAGAGTCAATACAATCTAAAGATAGATTTTGTGTTAAATCACATGCCATATGTTCTGATATTTTTTAGTTAAAAAGGGAGGGCCGAAGCCCTACCCCGTTGTTTAGTGGTTACTTTTAGAAGTTACCGTTTACTGCAGTGTTTGCTACGTCGTAAACAGCAAGACCTCTTCTGTAGTAAGCTCTCATTGCTACTTTGTCATTTACGTTGTCGTAAACCATTCTGATAGTTTCTGCGTCGTCCATCAGACCTGTTGCGAAGATCGCTTGAGATGCTGAGAATGCTAGGAAACGGTTAGAACCGATCATACCTGATGATTGAACTAAAAGTGCGTTTGTACCTGGAAGGTATACATCACCAGTACCAGCTGCGAAATCGTAGTGGAATTGGTTAGCTGCAACGAATGCACGTACTGCCATTCTGTAGAAAGAAGGAGACATGAAAATCTTTACATCGTCTTTTAGTTGAATTGCTGCTGGTAAAGCTTCGTATAGATCGTTTAGATCGTCGATGATAGTACCTGCTGTAGAAGCTGCAGTTTGACCTGAGTTCTGAGCACCACCGCCAACATTGATGTTTGAAATCAATGCACCGCCGATGAAGTCAGAGATGTTTTTCTGAACTGAAGATGCTACGTAAGAAACGATTGTTTCCTCGAAAGGAACTTCTTCGCCACCTACTGCTCCTGGACGCATTCTTTCTGCTAACCAGTACTCACGTAGGTCTGTTGGACATAGATCTTGAGCGATTGCTTTGTCTTCTACGTCGATCACTACTTGATCAAATGTTAGGTTACCAGCGTCTGCCATGTTGCAGTCTCTGTCTTGTTCTGTGATTGTGCCCGAGAACACGTTGATTGCAGTGCGAGCTGCAGGAACACCCGTTCTGATAGATACGTGTGCTAGTTCGTCTGTGTTTAGTACAGCTGATGAAAGAAGATCTGTGTTCTCCTGAGTGTAAGCTGTAAGTGCTGCTAAGTTAAAAGCCATGTTACTTGTTTTTGTTTTTGTTAGTTTAAATTTACTTCTTGCGTCTGATAGATGCTAGTCTGTCTACTCTAGACTCCTCAGCCATTTTAGCGGCTTTAGCTTCTTCGAAGAAAGACTTCTTTACTGTTTTAGCAGCTGGTGCGTCAGCTACTACGTTAAATCTTTCAGTTAGTACTGAAAGCTCTTCTTTAACTTCAGACATCTCTAGAGATGATGCTACTTTGTACTCTTCAATGAGTGCAGCGATAGCTTCTAGTAGTTGTCCTGCGTCAAATGCTTCTTCTGCTTTAGGTTCTTCTGATGCTTCTTCTTCCACAGCTTCTTCAGCCATTTCTTCTTTTACCTCTTCTTCAGCAGCTACTTCTTCAACAGAATCTGCAGCTTTCTCTTCGATAGAGATGATTTCACCAGCTTCACCAACAGTAACGATCATACCGTCAGTTGTTTCGTGCATTCCTTCTGGAGCTGCTAGTTCTTCACCAGCCTCTGTAGTTACCTTTAGGATAGCACCAACTTCCAACTCACCTTCAGTTGATACTTGCGTACCATCTACTAAAGTTGCTGACGCATGATTGTGCTCTACAACTTCCGGTGTTTCTAGTTCGACAGCCTTGTCAGCTACGTCAGAACCTAGCATCACACGGATAGTCTTGATTGCTTCTTTTACGTTCATACTTGTTAGTTTTACTATTTTTAGTATGTATCTGCCTTTTTTAAAGGCTCTACGTATACAAATATAGAACTGTTAAAAGCTGACAGAATGAAACAAAAGCACCAATATATACTATGAGTACTAACACTCAAAAAATATACAAATATAGAATGGGATTTACTAAAGAACAAATGGCCAAAGGTGGCCGATCACAAGCAGAAAAGCTTTACATATGTCCGTCGTGTGGAGATTGTGGAGGAACTAACAAAATGATACACCACATCAAGAATTGCGATGGCACTGGCCTAAAGAACTATTGGGCCAAGAAACGTAGCAAAGAGCTACTAAAGTATTTAGCGTCTATTTTTTAGACTCTTGCTTGACTCTTTGATTTGTAGCACGTATCCTCACTACATTGAGTACTATACCTGTACTGATCAGTACGAATGTTAGAATTTCATTGAAACCTATCATTGCACTTCCAGTACCTAGTAGTGTGGTTACGTTTGCTATAGAGTCTTTCATATCTGGCATCATATTGCTTCTTCGATGAAGTTACCTGAGATAGAGTAACCTTTTAGTTCGCCTGACTTGATTTTCTTCCATGTATCTTCATCATTGATACGCATTGAAAGCATCCAAGTACCTTTAGGCACCTCAAAACCATATATAGAAGACTTGTCTTTTGTTGTATCTTCTACTATCCATGATTCTAACAAGGTATTTGTTTGTACAATATTGCCATCATGGTCAATATCTGTATTGTTCTGGTAGTTCTTTGCGAAGAACTTTTCTGCGATATCTTTGATAGTATTCTCTGAGAAGTAAACGTAGTATTCTTGACCTAGTTCGTTACGTCTTTTGATCATCACTTTAGGTACCATTGCAGGTGCCACTACGATTCTTTGATCTTCATCAATAGTTTGGAAGTTCTGTTTAACTTTTGTTACAGCTTCTTCAACAACTTTAGTAAAACTATCTTTACCTATTGTTGTTTCTACTCCTGTTCTGATCAGTAGTGTTCTACCGCCAGCAGCTTTAAACATCTTGTATTCTATCCAACGGTGGTTACAGTTAGAACCGCCAGCGTATTTAAATACATCATATGAACTTGCAGTAGCTCCTGCTCTATTTACAGCACCGCCGTTAACGGCCGCTACGGACATCCTATCGATATCTTCTGCAGAGAATACTTTAGTCCTAGATAGACCAACCATAGCTCTACAGAACTTGCGTGAGTTGCTTTGTATAGGGCCTTCGTATTTGTATACTACTTTTGATTCTTCTTCTGCATCTCTCTTTGATAGAATATCTAGTGCTTTAACTGCATCTGCAACTGCTCCTACGGTTGTTTCTTCTGCAAACCCTTCTTCTGATAGATATGTAGTTAGTTTCTCATCAATCTCTTCTCCAAGTTTCTCTGCTTCTGCAAGTATTGCATCTTGTGCAAATTGTTGGTCCATTGACTCTACTTTTCTTTTAGACCATTCTAAGGCTTCAGGGCCACCCCATAGTAGATATGATATTGTACCACAAGAAGTTGTATCAGATGGATCGTAGTATACCTCAGCGCGGCTCAGGTACGAGTACATACGTCTAACTGTATCTTCTGATATAGGTTTACCTTGCGCAAGTTGCTGTGCTCTAACTTTACCAGTTTGTGTAGCACATTGATTGCCGATAGCTTCGTTTAGTGATATACCACGTTTAGCAGCATCTTTGATATATTGAGGGTAGTCGTCTATTGATTCAAATGTAACAGAATTGTTCACCGGTACACAGTTTGGTACTTCTTTACCATTCTTTGTTTTCATACCAATTGCTTCGTAACCAGGCCAACAAGCGTCGTCTAGGTCAAAACAATCTGTACAGAAATCTTCATGTACAAAGAAATCTTCTGCAGTAAATGTAGCACGTAACTCTTCGTATTTAGCAGCTTTGTAAAACTTCTCAAGGAATTCATTCTTCTCATGACTTTCTTTCCAAGCCTTGTAAAGCTTTAGAGTTTGTAAAGAAGGTACAGTAGTTTCAAATTCTACTCTGTCTCCATCTACATTGTAGTATGGGAAACCTAGATTTGCATTGCGACCATCTACATAGTAGTCATTGATATCTAGTATACCATCAAACTGTTCTGCTGATAGATCTATGATACGGCCATTTTCGTGTTGTACATACCAGTGTGTAGATTTAAAATCTATACCATCTACTTTGTATTCCATACCTTTGATACATTTGAGGCTATACTGGCTTTCGTAACCACCTAACATGTAAAATACAAATTGTGCTATCTGGAAGCAGTA